CAACACCAGGTTGCTCATAATCTACATTATCTGCTTGAATTAAACCTTTACAAACCTCATTACTCATCATCTTATCAGTCATCAGTTCAATGTGATCAACTTCATGTTGTAATAAGCATAACTCACCACCCGACATTTCTTTGTACATCTTTGTATTTCTAGTTGTTGCTGGTATTATCTTAAACTTCTTAAGCTTATCTGGCTCAAGTATTGCTGTATGAAAATAACCACCTACTAAAAATGCAGATGAAGGTTTACTTGGTTGTCCTAACGCTAGTGGATTACTAAGTAATGTACTAATATCAGAATTACTCAAGTACTTCTTACCAAAGTCTCCATAATAATGGGTATCATCTTTCAACTTTGCAATGATATTTTCTTTTTTCATTTATAATGTAGTTAATTCCTTTTCTTGTTCAGGAGTTAATTGATACTTAGCTTTTATTGCATCTATTTTACCTCCGGATTTTACATAACTAACAGCCTTCTTAATATCCTGTAGTTTTTCTTTTCCGTGTGTATTAGTTGCATCAGAATCTTGAGTATCATCTATTAAAAATAAATTACCTAAAGCATATTTCTTACCGTAAGATGATGCAGAACCAAACTGTTGTGGGGTTTGCATACCTTTTTGCATTAAGTCTACTCCGACTATAGCAGACGTTGATAACGTCATACCTTTTTCGTCGTGTAATGTAGCTGTTGATTTTAGTACTGGGACACCGTCAGGCACGTCAGTTCCTACAAACTTTTCGTCTACCGTAACAGTTACGTTGTACTTTAGTAAGAAAGGCTTTATCGATTCAAGTATATCTTCAGCTGACCTGAAATAATACTTTCCAAAAGAGTTAAATCTACTCTTTTTAGCCTTGAGCTCAGTTTGAATCTGAGCCAGTTTTTGTTGTAAAGTCATATTATAAAATTAAATTGTCTATATATATAATTACATATTGGTGAACACCATTTACATAAATATTCACTCTATAACTTAAAGATAATCAAGCACTTGCGTGTAATCTACATTATCAATAAGCTTCTGAACAGCTTGCTTTTTTAACTGAGATACTCTCACATAAGCGCTGCTACCGTTAACACCAATTTTTGCAGCAATATCTACCGCGTTGTGTTTATCACAATCAAGACCATAACTAAGCCTTAGTACCTCATACTCTTTGTCATTAAGATGTTTCTTAAGTAAACCTTTTAAATACATATTTAATAAATTCATATTATAAGGTTCTGACTTGTCAGGTATTTGATAAGCATAGTTTTCATCTTGATTAGGTTTTTCATCAATACTTAAGAATATACTATTGAAAAACATTTCTACCATTTTTCTATTTTTACCAAAGTTTTTACGTATTTCATTTAGTTTATGCTCAGGTATTCTCATGTTACCACGATTAATATCTATAGCTCTACGTATTGCACCTTTGATACGTTTAGATAAAAATGATTTTAGAGTTTTCTCTTGATCTTCTGAATCTGCAAGCATTGATCTATCAAGTTTACCAACAGCAAGTGTTAGACCTGCGTTGCCTTCTTGTATAAGATCTAGTATTGTCATAACACCAGATGCTTGTTGACTAGTTGAGAACTTTCTAGCTACATTTTCAACTAATGGTAAAAACATAATTATCAACTCTTCATCACTAAACTTAGTATAATCACCGTTCATAACGTCAGGTAATTTACTAATCTTAGTTTGCATATCTTCTTTGTATCTGATATAATTTTCTAAATTATACTTCTTCATTTAATATTCGTTTTTCTTGTTTTAACTCGTCACACATGTGGCGATGTATTGTTCTTGTAGAACATTCAAGTAAATCAGCTAACTTACTAATAGTAATTTTTTGTTTATTACCATTTAAGTTAAGCATAGCATCGTATATCATTTCTTTATCAATGCTTGATCTACCAATTAATTTGCCTACAATTTTTAATTTATCACTCAAGTCTAACCCAGAGTACGGTTTGAATATTACTTTGCGTGATTTGTTTAGAGGTGGATCACCACCTTGCTGCAAAACATCTTCTATCATTTCATCTAGTATTCGCTGTTTAATGAAGAAGGTAACAAAGCCGTTTTCTTTATCAGCTATAAATTTAAATACATGTTTTAAATCTATATTATCATTAAGATAATATAATACCAGCATGTGCCACTTCAAAGATTTATATGTAGTTATTTTAGCCTTGCTATTAAACAAATGATAACACTCATATGTACCATTTTCATAGTACATGTATTGATCTGTTTCTATAGTAGGTATATCATTATCAGGATCTTTCCTGTATATGATTCTTCTATCATTTAACCATTTTATATTTCGTGACATTAGCCTATTACTATATAATCTTTATAACCTATTGTCATCGTTGAGTATCTCAACTCTGACGTTTTCCCATTTTCCACCTTTTAAATCTTCATTGACTAAAAAGTCAATACGATTTGTCCATCTTTTGTTCATGCGATCTTGTACTGTCCATATACCGTCAAGATCACCTGCTCCGGTAACGTAGACTTTTACGCCAAACGTTAAACCTTTTTCTTCCAAATCTCTTGATACAGCTATCCATCTGTGTTTTAATGGATTACCAAGATCTATTATTTTATTGCTAGCCGTTATATGCGGAGTGCTATCCGTCTGCTCCGGCGTAGCATGATAAATCGTCGCTGTAACCAAAAGTATCTTTAATGTATTTAGTATCATATAATGATTCTTTGTTATGCGCTATATGTTTTTTGTCATACACGTAGTATAACCAGTATGCGTGTATAGCACAATCACGCTTAAACTCTTCGGGCATAGCTTGTGGTGGTTGTGTAAACTCATCACCTTGTATATGCGCTGGCGGTTTAGCCAAAAAGTCTTTACATTTAGTTATTGTTAAATGTGTTTTACCATATCGTTTTGTATACTCATCACCAAGAGCCATCATGTGATTATATAACCACATATAAGTTGATCTTGATTGTCTAGCCCATATAGTTGATGGGTGATTTAAATGAGCTTGTTTGTAAGGTACATTATCCCTTTGCCATTTATCACCATAACAGTGATGAGCTGTACAAAGCATTTGTGCTGATTCAAGTATCATCTTAACTACATGTTTGTTATATTGTAGTCTTGCTGCTTTATCAGGACATTTATCTAGGTAAAATATATTCATAAAGTTTCTCTTATCATTACATCTGTTAGTTTATCACATAACTTGTCGTAATCATTTTCTTTAATATTGTATTCTTGTTTACCGTTTACAGTAACCTCTACTCTAAACGTAATATCGTTTTTAAATTTTCTACTCATAGTCTCGTAAACCTTTGTATAATGGATGTCTGTAACTACCAGCATTAGTTCTTTGAAAATATGTAAACGTCGCACGCTTGCCAATAAATTGATCAATGTTCTTGAGCATATCAGCTAGATCTTTGTAAGTGTAGCCTTTGCCGGGAGGGCAACCAAACTTAACACCTTCATCATCAAGCATAAGGAATTTGCCAAGCGTACCTGAACGCTTACCTTTACCGATTTCGTAGCCAACTATTGTAGCTTCGGTATCTGAAAAATCTTTAAACTTCATAAGATCATACGATCTACCTTGTTTGTACAGGCCATTAAGTCTGATAATAGAGCCTTCGTAACCATCTTCAAGGTATTTAGCATGAATATCTCTTGCTTGTTCGTAGCTAGTAACTCTTTTAGCTTGTACATATTTAATTTGAGTATCATATATATTAGAGCAAGTAAGATTAGCTTGTCTTTCCGCATATGATTGATTATCATTATCTATATAATCGTAGCAATGAAACTGTACGAGATGTTGTGCATCTATTCTATCAGTATCAGTAGGTTTTTGTTTTCTGACAAGAGATATAATCTTTTCAAAGTTATGTTTCAGCTTGTGATTGTATAACTCGCCATCAAGTGTAACGTTAGGGTGTTGATCAAAGAAAGACTTAAGAGCCATTTCAATATGTCTAACGTTCATAAATTGTTTGTGGTTACGCGAATACGCACCATATTTTGTAAATAAGCATCGAACACCATCGAGCTTAGGTTGTATGTATACGACCTGATTCCAGTCTACTCTAGACTTGTCAAATTTGTGGGCCAGCATTGCCTTGTGTTGTATCATCTAAGTTATCTAATTTATTTTGTATTATTTCTAATCTTCGTTTTATTATCGCCGCTTTCATATATTCTTCTTTACCTTCATATATTGCAAGCAGCGTGTGTAGTCTAGCCATTTCAGCAACTAAAAATTCTTCTTCAGTTTCTTTGAAAGGCATATAACCTTTCATTATGTCAGCAATAGTCATTGGCGTAGACATTTGATGTTCTTCTTGTTTAAACTTCCACAGCATCTTTTTAATTACCGCATCCGTTATCATATCAATTGTTGCATCGTTTATATTATCTAAATCCATTCGTATTTAGTTTGTTTTTGCTAGTTGTTCTATTTTTTTAAATCTTTGTGTTAGTCTAGTATCCTTTTCAAAGTCAGTATAATCCATATCTGATTTATATTTTTCTATAATTTTATCAGGGGTTAACACAAATACACATTTACTAGTGTATTGATCATAGCAGCTAATCCATATATCATCAGCGCCTGTCCATATGACGTAAGTGTAGTTATGATCTATAGATTGTGGCTCTGCATATAAGTAGCAACTGTCATAGTACATATCGTGTACTAACTTAGCTGCCATTGCGGTACCATCTTGTCTAGCATTAGCTTTACACCAATTTGCTAGCTGTACACCTTGCCACTCAGGATAACCATCGTGATGTAAATACATATTTACATAGCTTTTGTCACCTAAATTCCAAGGATCTTGAGCAAAACCTAATTCGTGATTTTGTGCGTAGTCTCTATCAACTACCATTGTTAAATTTCTTGTACTCATTTTATTCCACCGTTTTTAATTGTTCTTCTTATTTCCATCAGATAATCATGAAACTTACTCCACTTATCTGAATCATCTTCATATGTTGCTGCCTCGATTCTAAATTTAAAATCTTTTATAAGCATAGTCAACATATTGTTTATTACTTCTTTTGGTATTGGCATTATCTTTCATCTTTAAATAACGCTAAACCAAGTTTAGCATAGTTAATAATATCAGCAAATCTACTATCAATAGACTCTGCTTTCTTTACGTTAGCATGATTAACATGAGCAAATACACTATTGACTTGTTTGTCAAAGTATGTAGCCCATACTTTTAATGCACTAGTATTCAGCCTGTTGGCTGTGCTTTTAAAATTATTTAGTACATCATCATTCATTAGTGTATACTCAGGGCCTTTGTCACCCATTATATTTTTAGCCATAAGTGATATAGCTTTATCTAGTTTATTAAATTCTGCTTGTGTCATTTTTTTATTGTTTAATCTAGTAATGTCATATAAGCTGTAGGGTTTTCTGATCTAAACCAGTCTACAGCTTTTATCATATCCTTTTGTAATTTAACCATTGCAGGATCTTCTATGTAAAAGTCACCTGAGTTTTGAGCGTTTACAGCTAATGTATACTCAGCGCCTTTTATAAAATCATACATAGATAACTCTGGACCTGATATTAAACACTTTGCGCCTGAAAAAGGATTTTTTACTATATCACCTTGTGTGTACCAAGTACCTTTAAACCATTTTGGTTTTTCTTGTTTATTCTTTGTATCCATCGTATTCTTTGTCTAGTAATTCATCTTTCTTATCATCAAACTTGTTACTATACCAATCTTGGTATTTATCAGTGCAAATACTAAGAAAATCATATTCCATATCTTCCCATATAGCTGGATCAATCCAAACCATATCACCGTCATTTAAAGTATCAAGTACTCTATCAGACCACTCAGGGTGATCTTCATAATAGTATACATCATTATCTATACTTGGAGCACCGTGATCTCTAGTACAAACATAAACATCATACTGATCAGCTGTGGTGTTAGTATATATTATTAAGTTTTCAGTGCCATTCGCCCAACTGCTTTTAACATCTAACGTTCCTGAGTACTCTTCTTTCAATACTTTCCAAGCATCTTCATCTTGTAAGCCAAAAATGATACCATCTTTTTCTAGTTCTTCTCTGACTATATCTGGCGTTAATATATTACTCATTTATCATAATGTTTTCGCCATATATAAAATCATAAGGAGACATTTTATAGCTTGTTAAACTTGTGTATGTAATGAGCTCGTTTATTTGTTGTATGGTAAGCTCAGACCATAATGACTTAGACATGAGAGTATATTTAAGCATTCTAGCGGTATCATACTTCTTAGCGCTAGACCTTAAATCAACTTTAACCTCTGTCTTTAGTTTATCATATATTGATTTCATAATTGTTAAATTTATATTTATTATCCTATTGTCATCGTATTTTGTTTGTAATAAGTGGCGGCCAACCTGTGAGCAATGTCTTAAGCTTCTCACGATGGACCGAGTTACGTATTGTTCACTTTGGGCTCACTTCTGAACGAAGTTACCTCGCCACCCCAATACTGCGGTGCTTCCATCAGCCTGTAGTGGACGTGGCAGGAGTCGAACCTGCGTCTGGCACCTTTGCTTACGCCGAGGTTGCCGCCAACCATTACACGCCCTATATCTCGTCGTAATAAGGATTAGTTATTACTCCAAGTTGCAATGCTAGCTGCCTAGCAACAAGTTGCATGAGATAACTATGAGTGTCGTTGAATTGTTTGCCCTCAAGATCTTCATACTCCTTGCTGTCTAGTGCCCAGCTGCATTGTCTTTTAATATCTTTTTTAACTAAGCTTGCTATTGCTTTTGCTTCTATATCTAAGTTTTTAATTCTTCCCATAATATTCTTCTATTGTTACCCATTTGTCTATTTCTTGACAGTAAATCATACCATCAATTACGTTATTTTCTTCAAATCTACACATATTATACATTTCTTAGCATTGTACCATAACCTCTGCGCTCGGTTAACTTACGTATACGTTTCGCCTGTTCTTTCGGCATAATCTGGATAGTATTACCGGTTTTGTGGTAGTTTATACTTATACAACCATAAGGTTGCGTAGTACTGCAGTTGACGCAAGAGGTATACCCTAGGGCCAACCGAGCTTGAGGTATTATATTTTTACATTTACAATATTTTTTCATACAATTATATTATCTTGCTTTAATCGTATTTTGTTTGTAATTCTTTAAATAGTATTCTAACATATAGTTTAATCTAGCTAAGCTTGACCGTACTTTAGCCCTTGCTTTACCTATAAACTTTCTAGTTTGTAGTTTACCATCGATCAAGAACGTAGTTCTTTGCTCTTGATTATACGTTTTATTTATTTGATATGGTGAATAACAACCATTTTGTTTTCTAACATAACCTGATTTGAAGCAAGCTAGTCTTAATCTTGGTGTATTTTCCCACTTAGTTCCGCTTGATATTAACCATCTTTTGTAATAAGCGTTAGTATTAGCGTACGTAGAAACAGGAAACTCAAATTCTCTTGTACCATTTATCGCTTGTTTTTGAGTGGTTACCTCTTTAATATTATACTTAATTAGCAATTGTCTTACAAAAGCGTTCTCAAGTGCTTCTTGTTCTAGTTGATATTTAGTTGCTTGTGTCATAGTTTTTATTAATTTTATTCGCCATTTTTATAAATTCAAAATCTTTTTCAAAGCCTTCAGGTGCATACTTGTTATATAAATCTACTAGTTCTTGCGTCCACCCGCCTAATTCTTGTACTTTGCTACTGATAATTTTTGCTTGACGCCTACCAGAATCATAGTATCTATTATCGTCACTCATCATGTAAGTGTGATCGTGACACTTAAACATGTCTTCTATTGATAAATCTTCAAATGTTTTTGACATAACTCTTTCCATTTATTGTTATATAGTTGTTACACATTTTCGCATAAGGTACTCTGTGATAAACAGAACCTTCAATTAAACCATCGCTATCGACAGTGTCATACAAGATGACGCTTTGTGGTACATCATGTATATCATAGTTAGTAAATTTTATTGTATTCATATTATTATTATCTTACTATGTTCGTATTTAGACTGTAAATTCATCACTTGAATCTAATCTATCATACCAATCATCTAAAATCATTTGTATTTGTTCTGAAGTGAGAACAGTTATCCTATTATTACTAGTGCTACCCATAGTGTTAAAGTTAAAAGTGTTAAAAATATTATGTTTTCTAATGTTTCTTTTATATTCATAGTTATATATTTAGTTCTCGTGTGAGTAATCGAAACCCACCTCTGCTCCAAGACGAGATGTGAGGTTGAGTTAGATTATACTAACTCTTTACCTCTTAATACTACTGGAATATTATTAGTCGCAGTGTAAGACTTATATTTTAACCAACATGGTAATTTAGTAAGTGTATCTTTCATTAGTGAAAATACTTTATCGTGATTATAAGTTATTGTATCACCTTTTTTGTTAGTGAATTCAATAGTTTGATTTTTACCGATTAGTGATTGTCTTACAACAAATCTTTTAGAAATTAAGTTACTCATAGTTATTATATTTAAGTTATTTATATTTATTATCTTTTGAGTTTCGTATTTAGTTTGTAAAAGTATGTGAATTGTTTACTTGTAAATTTGTTATTAATAGTATACCGCAATCACTCTCTTTATTAAACATATTTATTATTTTTTTAAACTCATATATATTATCTTTATATAGTCGTATTTATTATGTAAACTTAGTGAGTATATATTATAAAAATTTAACTATATACATGTAAAATGTGAAAATATTTACACAAATATATATAAAAAGGGGGCCCCTACTCTTACAAAAATGATTTTTTTTATACAGACAAAGTACGATAGAGTAGTGGCAACACTACACCTCATTACATCTCAAGCATATTTTTATATGACAGTAGCCTTATAGATACTAATAGTAATAGGCAAATGTCACCTTTTTAAATCATACTAAATACATGTAATATATTATAGTATGGCGAAGCAGAAATTATCACTAAAAGCTAGGGCTGCTAAAAAACGTAGAGACCTAAGAGCAGCTAATAGCGACAGGCGCAAAGCTATGAGAGCTGAAAACCAGCGTAAAAGACGTGCTGCTATTAAAGCCGGAAAAAATATACGTGGCAAAGACTACGATCACAAAACCAAGAAGTTTACAAGTATAAAAGCGAACCGTGGAAACAGGGGACACGGTACGCGTAATGAATAACTATTCCCCTGCAACCTAATAAAAACCAAAACAATGACGTATTTTTATTACAAAACCAATACTTGGGGTAACTCCAACCCACAAGTAACCGAGGAGACCAAAGATTTTTGGAAACACCTTGTTGAGAAAAAGAATTGGAGAATTGTACAATTACCTAACGGTTTCTATCAAACAGAATATAAGGACATGGAAGATGTCTGGACTGATGTTACAAGAAGAGAAACTATAGAAAGTGCTGAAGCTGCTATTGATGGTAGCATCGAGCATTATACTAAAAGGTTAGACTTTTTAAAAGGACCTAAGGTAGTTAAGACGTTTAAATAGCAATATAATAAAATTTAATTAAATGGAATATAATCAACCAAGCCAGATCGTCAAGAATCTTGACTATGGCTTAAATGCTAAACGCAAAATAATAGATGGTGTAGACAAACTGAATAATGCAGTTAAATCTACACTGGGAGCCTCAGGAAAATGTGTCATCTATGAAGACGCATTAGGCAAGCCGGTGATTACAAAAGACGGTGTAACGGTAGCTCAATCCGTTGTCTTATATGATCCGGTTGAAAATATCGGAGCCACACTTATTAAAGAGGCTGCGAATAATACAGTGAAAGAAGCAGGTGATGGTACCACTACGGCTACTGTCCTTGCTCACTCACTATTAACAATTGCAGAAGAATATGAAAAAGAAAATCAAAGAGAAGTTAAAGAAGGTATTAGATCTGGTACAGAAAAAGTTATCTCTCATTTGGAGAAACAAAGTATTAAGGTTACTGATGATCTATTACAACAAGTTGCTACGATATCTACTAACAACGATGAAGAGTTGGGTGGAATTATTGCAGAAGCATATAAGCAAGTAGGAAAAGATGGTATAGTCTTAATGGAAGGATCGCCAACGGGTGAAACATATGTTGATGTTGTTGATGGTATACAAATGAAGTGTCCACTTAAATCACCTTATTTAATTACAGATAAAGATAAAGGCACGTGTGTATTAGAAAATCCTGCAATACTTATATCTTCATCACCTATACCTAATATAAGAAAGATACAGAATATATTAGAACATTGTATAAAAGGTAATAAACCTTTATTAATAGTAGGTGATATTGAACAGCAACCAAAAGCTGCATTACTTACAAATAAAGTAAAAGGTAACATAAAAGTTAACTTTATTGATTTACCTGGTTTTGGTCCTACAAAAGAAGATACTATAGAAGATTTAGCTATAGTAACAGGTGCTAAAATTATAAATGAAGAACTTGGTGACGATTTTGAGCTAATAGATCCTAGTTGCTTAGGTGAAGCTGTTAAAGCAGTAACTGATGATAAGCATACAGTGTTAACTGTAAATAAATCAGGTAAAGAGTTAAAAGATCGTGTAAAACAAGTAAAAGATATAATTAAGAAGGAAACTAAAAATCCCTTCTTAAAAAAGAAACAACAAGAGAGATTAGCAATACTTAACGGATCCGTTGGTATCGTATTTGTAGGTGCTGATAGCGAAGTTGAGTTAAAAGAAAAGAAAGATAGAGTTGAAGATGCTATTTATGCTACGAAAGCAGCATTACAAGAAGGCATCGTACCAGGTGGTGGTATAGCGTTATTAAATGCCGCCAAGTCTATCAAACCAAAAAATGTTGGTGAAGAGATATTATTACAGGCGATAACAATGCCTTTTCAAACCATATTAGATAATGCTAATATTGATGTGCCTGAAACTAAACTCAAAACAGGTTACGGGGTTAATGTCATAAACGGTGAAATAGTTGATATGGTTAAGTCTGGTGTTATTGATCCGGTTTTGGTTACAAAATCGGCGCTTAAAAATGCTGCATCAGTAGCAAGCACTATAATATCTGCAGACTGTATAATAAGTAACGTTAGAATATTAAAACAAGATGAAAGCAGTTAATTATTATATAGTTATTGATAAAATTAAAGAAAAACCTAAATCAGAGTCTGGCTTTGTATTATCTGAAGCACAAAGCGAAGATGTAAGGTTTTCTAAAGGTAATGTAATTAGCGTGGGTGAAGCAGTTAACGGTATTAACGAAGGTGATATTGTGTGGTATGACAAACACGCTGGTAACGGAATTGAGTATGATAACAAATATTATTATGTTATCAAACATGGGGATGTTGTTATAATAGAATGAAATTAAGTGCATCTGACTTAAGAGAAATTCAATTATTTAAGTATTACAGGCTTGTTCGCAAATGGGCCTGTAAAACTTATAAACTTACTGACGCAGACCTTGAATTATTAATATACTTAGATTGTAAAGAAAGATTTACACGACAAGAATTTATCGATGGCACATACACTATGTCATGGGACAAACAACGTTGGGATAAATTAAGATCCAAAGGTTGGATAGATGTATGGAGACATCGAAACAGAACTACAATTAAATTTTCTATTTTTAAAACTTCATTTAAATGTTCGCAATTAATTAGCAGAATATATCGTATACTATTAGGCGAAGAAGATCTGCCAACTAGTGAACGCAATGTATTTTTTAAAAATAAATCATATAGCGATAAAGTCTTTAATAAAGCTATCGATGATATGATTAAAGATAAAGATCGTTAACAATTAAAAATAAAAAAATGGCAAAACATAAAAAAATGGTTGATATTAGTAATGTACCAGCTGGTCAACAAAAATTAATTAAAGGTATAGTCAAGAAATCTGGTGGTGGACCACATATGGTTGGTTCAAAAGAAAAGGATACACCGGGTAACTTTGCTGAATACCATCACATGAAAATGATGGGATCACCTTTATATTATGGCAATAAACCAGATATGTATGGTGGTAAAGATAAACCAGATATGTATGGTGGTGGAGGTAAACCAGATATGTATGGTGGTGCAGGTAAACCAGCTGGTGGCCCATTTGTAGGTGGTAGCTATAAAGCCACTGATACTAATAAAGAAGTTTTTTCTGAAGAGAAAGAAGAGAAAAAAGAAGAAGGTAGTAAAAAATCAGAAGGTACTAAAAGATTATCAGCTGCTAGATCAAGAAGAAAAGAAGCTAGAAAAAATCTTAAAGCGGACAGACTAAACAGAAGAGCTGACCGTATGGAAGCTAGAAGAAGGTAATGGCTAAAGCTTACCGTGGAGTTTTAAAAGCCCGTATAAATAAATTATATGGAGGCGATGTAACCTGCGGTAAGGTTAAAAAGCTAAAGTCACGTAAAGGTGCTACAAAGCGAGATGTGCAGCTCGCAAACTGGTTTATAAACATGCACGACTGTAAAATATAATACAATGAGTAAATTATTAGGTAAATTATTAGGTAATGCTGGAGGTAGCGTAATAAACAAGCTAGCCGGTGTTGCTGATAAATTTATAAGAACAAAAGACGAGAAAGCAGAGTTTGAAAAACAAATGACGCAAATATTTATTGAAGCTGAGGCTGCGATGCAAAAAAATGTAACCGAAAGGTGGAAAGCAGACTTAGAGCACGGAAACTGGTTAACGCGTTCAGTTCGTCCTCTCGTACTCATATTCCTCATAGTGGCGACCGTGCTCATGATATTTATTGATAGTGGATCTATTAAGTTCGACGTAGAGCAGAAGTGGACAGACCTACTTCAGCTAGTTTTGATTACTGTAATCGGAGCCTATTTCGGCGGACGAAGTTTTGAGAAGTTTAAAAAGAATTAACATATGCCTAAAATCCAAAACATACAGGTTGATCAGGTAATAGACAAAAATGATAAGTTACTAGGATCAGATTCCGGTGGTGGCACCAGAAATTATGTTATAGGTGATGTAACTAAATTTTTTAAAAATACTAACGCAGCTGGTATAGCTGGCCAGTTTACATATCAATACAAGAGTGCAGCCCCATTTAATGCTGGCTCTATGAGAGTTACTTTTTCTAGTGGCTTAACATTTCAAAACGCAACATCAATAAAGATTAGTAAGTTTATTCACAACTCAACTGAATCATACGAAAATATTTTAACAATACTAACTGGTAAGCAGTTATTAATAGTGGATCTTGAAGATCAAGATAACTACGCTATATATAACGCTGGAACGTTAACTCAAGACACAAACGAAACAGATTTTTTTAATCTAGACTTAAGTACACCAACAAAGTTTAATGGTTCGTTTACAAATGAAAAATTTTATGCAATAATATCTATTGGTGGTGGTGGATCAGATAAGCACGCTGTTTTATCTTTTACGTCTAGTAATTTTGCTAGCACAACAGACGGCGAAGGTAATGTCACACAGTTAACTGAAAACATCAACGGTTCTACAATGAAGTATGTAGACTTTCAGCATGACTTAGCTAAAAGAGCTAGCATTACAGTAGCAGAGTCAGGATCACCAGAACAGGTAGCACATGTACCTGTTAAATATATAAACGATAATAAAGTAAGGGTTTACTTTACAGGAACAACTAGCGGAAAAATATACGCTAACTAAGAAATTATAAAATTTAAACAACTACAACTATGGCAATACCATTTCTTTCAAACATTAATATGAATAAAAACGAGATACAAAATCTCGTTCTTCATACACAAAACTCAGACCCAACTGGCACAGAAGGTCAAATTTATTATAACTCTAGTACAAACAAAGTATTAATACACAATGGAAGTAGCTTCATAAACATAAGTGGAGATATAACTGAAGTTATAGCTGGTAATGGTTTAACAGGTGGTGGTACTGTTGACGCTGTAACATTAAACGCTGTAGGTGGTGATGGTATAACAGTAACTGCTAACGAAATAGAAGCAACAGTTGATGGTGTTACTATAGGCCTTAATAATACTAATGGTCAAGGAGCGTTATTTGTAAAAGATAACAGTATAACTGGTGATAAATTATCAGATGATGTTACAATTGCAAACGACTTAACTGTAACTGGAGATTTAACTGTACAAGGTGATACAATAACAGCAAACGTTGGAACTTTAGATGTTGAAGATAAAAACATAACATTAAACTTCCATGCAAGCAGTGACACTAGTTCTACAGCAAATGGAGCAGGTATTACAATTCAAGACGCCGTAAATGCTACTACTGATGCTACAATATTATGGAATACTTCTAATGATAACTTTGTATTCTCTCATGAAATAGCAGTACCAAGCTTAGATATATCAGGTAACGTTGATGTAGATGGTACAATGGAAGCAGACGCTATAACAGTAAATGGAACAGCATTAAATACAGTTATAGAAAACGCAATTAAAGCTAGACAGTTTAAAGCTAATATTCCTTCTACCGCAAAAACAGCTGGCACAGCGTTTACAGTAGATCACAACTTAAATTCAAGAGATATTATAATTCAGGTATATAACAACGTAACAAACATAGATGGTGACGGCGGTAATACTAATGAAATTGATAATCAATATGAGACTGTTAATGTTGAAGTTTTTAGAAACACAGCAAATCAAGTAACTATAAAATCAGGCGTTGCTTTAGCAGCAAACTCATTAAAGGTACTTATAACCGAAATAGGTTAATATACAAAACTAAAATAAAATATGGCACAAACTTTCTTATCCGATATTAAGCTTGGAGATAATATCTTCATACGCCTTGGCGATGCCACCAATGGTGATCTTCAAGTATATCACGATGGTAACCATAGTTATATTCAGGACGCCGGAACCGGCGAATTAAGACTTGCAGCAAATGTTTTTAGAGTATTAAACGCTAATGCTTCTGAAACAATGATCTACGCCGAGCAAGACGGCAAAGTACAATTAAGATTTAACGAGCAAACAAGGTTTGAAACAACAAACACAGGAGTTGATGTTACAGGTAACTTAGATGTTAGTGGTAGTGGAACTTTTGGAGGCATGGTAACTGTTAATGGTGGAGGTATTGATATTGACAATGATGATGATATAAGATTAAGATTTGATAATGCTAGTACTTTTAAAGCAGGACTACAAGTAGTAACTACTATTGGAGATATGATAGCAAACAGTGCAGTGAATGATTTTGCTATTCGCTCACAAACAAACATGCTGTTTGCTACTGGTGGTAATACAGAACGTATGCGTATTGATTCTAGTGGTAAAATTGGTATAGGAAAAACGCCAAGCACGTGGGCTTTTGACGTTGACACAGGCCTTATATATATCGCGTCGTTTGATGGGGCTAATAATACTGGTGTTGTTATTAATAGTAATAACGCAACAGCTGCTCAGATTATGGGTTATTCTAACTCAGCATCAACTTACAACGACTTAGATATTAGAGCTAACGCTACAGCAGGTAGCGGCGTTTATGTTGATGGTAGTGCGTCAACTGTTGGAATCGGGACAACAACCCCTTTGCAAAAACTTACAGTTAATGGTGCTACATTTATAACAGGTGCATTAACTTCACCTGGTTCAGCAGGTTCTTATACCTATAATGGCACAGCAGTTGATTATCATTCAGATGGAGCTAGATATTGGTCTTGGGGTAATGCTACAACTAGAGGTACTTTTAGTTTTATACAATTAGAAAACGATGGTCAAAATCAACAAACGGCTTTAAGCATTAACAGCTCAGGCGCGGCAACTTTTGCAGGTAATGTAGGTATTAAAGAATCAAGTATTGATGCAAACTTACATATAACAGATACTAATCCAAATATAAAATTTGAAAGATCGGGTCAAGGTAAATGGGCTTTTGGTATACCAAATAATCAAACATATTTAGCTTTTGATGAAACAAGTGATGATTTATCAACACCAACGATGGTTCTTACTAAAACCACAAAATTTGTAGGAATTGGAAATTCAGACCCATCACAACGCTTACATCTTGGCGACGGCACAGATGCACTTAGAGGTATAATGGCTATTGAGGGTGCGGGTGGACAACACTTAATATTTTCAGAGGCTTCAGATTATGGCAGTGGTGCAAACGCTTTTGCTTTAAGACCTGCGGCAGGAACAAAATTTTTAATACAAGAAGATGGCGCATCTACAGTTGCTTTTTCAGTAAACACAAATGGTAATGTTGGTGTTGGTGTTGGCGCAGCATATAAAGAACTTGAAATAATTGGAGACTTACAATTAGATGCTGCAGATGCAAATATTTGGATTAAATCAGGTGCAGTTGGAACAAATGGATTTATTAATTGGACATTCAACACGAATGATACTGTATTTAACAAAGTTGGTATTGATTATGATACAAGAGCCACTACAGGTTTTCATATTGATGCTGGTTATCCTATAACTATTGATGGTACAACTTTTATAAATTTTGCTCTATCTGGTATTAATCAAGGGTCATGGAACTCAACTGGATTAGGTATTGGAACAGGTTCAAGTATTGATGAGAGATTACACGTGCAAGGTAGCGTTAATAATGACGATGTTGCTATTAAAATAGAAAACACTTTTGACGATGATGGAGCTTCTAGCGCTCCTGCTTCTGCATTACTGTTTGCAGCAGCAAGTAACAACGGATATATAAGACTTACAGGTTCTCCTTCTGATAATGCTGCTCAACATAAATTTGAAATAGGTAGTACAGCTAGTGATAGTTTTATTACATTTAAGCCTTCAGGTGGCATAGCTTTAACATTAGATTCATCACAAAATGCTAAGTTTGAAGGAAGTATCACTATGAATAGTGGTGCTAATTTCTTCTCAGATAGTATATTTCAGTTTTTAAATACAGGTAGTGGAGCTCAATACGGTAAATTTAGAGGTATACAAGTATCTACATCATATTCTGGTACACCGCCTTCACAAGGTATATTATTTGGAACAGATACTAATTTATATAGAGATTCAGCAAATGTTTTAAAAACAGATGATAGCCTAGTAGTAGATGGAGATCTTACAGTTAACGGCACAACAACTACAATAAACACTACAACTGTAGAGGTTGAAGATAACATATTACAACTTAATACAACACAAGGTTCACCAGACACAGCAACAGCTGCTACATCTGGTATTTCTATTTATAGAGGTGATGGTGTTACGCAAGCTAGCTTTATATTTGATGATGCAGATGATACATGGGATTTAACAAATAATTTAAATGTTGCGGGTAATGTAACTGTAAACACTGTAACATCAGGAGATATAAATATTTCCAAAACAGATCCTACAATTACTCTTTTTGATAATAGTGGCGCTAATACTGATCCACATGGTAGAATAGTATTTAAAGAAACTGCAAATTCAGAAAATTTTGATATAAATTATAATGGCACAGATGATAGGTTAGAGTTTAGAGGAAGAATAGGTAATAATGATAATACAGATTTAGTATATATAAATAGAGATTTAAGTAACGCGTTGCAAGTTGTAGGTGTTTTAAATGTAGGAACTTTTACATCTACAGGCACTAGCAATTTAAATATAATATCAGAAGCTGAACATGATACAAAATTAGGATTTTTTGAAGATAACCTTAATCATGGTTTTAGTTTAAATTACGATGGTGGAGATAATGACTTTATAATAAAAAGACATGACAGCTCGGCAGGTGGAACGCCTGTTTTAACTTTATTTAGAGAAAACAATCATGTTAAGTTTGAAGGTAATATTGCAATAGGTGGTCTTGATGTAGATAGCGCTAAAGCATTAAGAATAAAATCACAATCAACAAGTGCACAGTCTTCAGCAATAGAGGTTATACAAAATGGAACTGGTACTAATCCTATCATACGTATGGGCGAAAAATCTACCGATGGTGCTAGATTACATATGTTTGATGGTGGTACAGAAAAAATTGCTTTTTACACAGATGGTACTAACAATCATATTTCTGCAGGAAACTTAGGAATTAATGATGTATCGCCAAGTAAAGGTAAATTGCAAATAGACCAAGAAAGTAATACGTTATCTTCAATTCAGTTAGTAAACACCGCACAAGCCTCTTCTAATTTTGCTAGTTATCCTATATCTATATTTTTTGGTGATGAACAAAAAGGTTCTTCTGCAAGACATCAAGCATCAATAAATGCCGTTCGTGAGGCATGGAACAATTCTCCAGCAGCATTGACGTTTAAAACATCAGCAACAGTAAATGGAGCTACTGAAAAAATGCGTATCACATCAGCAGGGCTGGTTGGTATTGGAACTGAAAGCCCTGATGAATCACTTCATATTAAAAATAACGATGGAGCTAATATCATATTAAATTCTGATACTAATACAAATGACAGTGGAATTTACATGTCTGAAGGAGCAGATGCTACTCCTACACAAAATGGTGCTTATGTTTATTATGATGCAAGTGCAAATGAGTTTAAAATTGCAACAGGTGGTAGTTCATTAACAGATAGGTTAACAATAGCAAGAGACACTGGTAACGCAACTTTTGCAGGAGCTGTCGGTATAAAAACAGCTGCTACTTATACAGCAAATACAGTTGCTGATGAGTTAGTTATAGGTGATGGCACTGGTCATCACGGCATAACAATACACACAGGTACTACACATCAAGGTTCTATTTATTTCGCTGATGATTTAGACGCGGAAGCTGCTGGTGATAATCCAGTTGGTAACAGAGATGGTGTGTTTAGGTATGATCAAA